ACCTCTAGATTACAAATCTAGCGCTCTACCAACTGAGCTAAAAAGACGGAAAGACGCTCCCAACTGGGTTCGAACCAGTGACCTACAGGTTAACAGCCTGTCGCTCTACCAACTGAGCTATAGGAGCAATGAGATGCTGAGAGTGGGGTTCGAACCCACGAGCACGGACGTGCAGCGGTTCTTAAGACCGCCCCCTTAACCACTCGGGCATCCCAGCGTGTCCAGTATGGGGATCGAACCCATGGCCACCAGGTTAAAAGCCTGGCGCTCTACCACTGAGCTAACTGGACCAACTATATGTATATGGAATTATTTCTTTAAATAGTATAAATGAAAGTGAAGCTCATTAAAAGTCCCAAACCTGAAAAGAAGTACAGAGTGATTTTTCCAAATGGTAAAAAGGTCGACTTCGGTGGCGCGGGTTATTCGGATTATACCATCCACAAAGATCCCAAAAGAATGCAAAGATATCTCTCACGTCATGGACGCATGGGAGAGACCTGGACTAAAAAAGGAATGTACACAGCTGGATTCTGGTCAAGGTGGTTACTATGGAGTAAACCTTCTATGAGAGAAGCTAAACGACTTTTGTCTTCGCGTTTTGGTATTATCATCAAGAGAGATTCTGCTTCGCCTTGAGAAACTTGGGGTCCTTCTTCAGAGCGTTCATTAGAGACGCTTTCGCGTTCAACTTTTTCGGGGGCGGCGGCGGAGGAGGGGGAGGAGGCGGTGGGGCCTTCATTTTCGGGGGGGACTTCGCCTTTGGTTTCGGAGGAGACGTAGGGGGAGTCGCGTAAGGTGTGTTAGCCTTTTTTCCAGACTTAGTGGGTCGTACGTTAAACAGCGACATGATCGTTTTGCACGTGAGTATCATACTCTCAGTCTGTTTGGCGCGTGCACTTATGATTTTATCATCATGTATTCGAATCTCTTTGATGATTTGCGACGGCGTCTTACTGGCGCGCTTACCATTTTTAGATTTGTAAGTGAGAGGAATACCTCGGTTGCGCGCATCTTTCTTCAAAGTCATTTATATTACACAAAGAAATTTTCTGTCCTGTAAAGCTTAGCCTCGTACGGTGTCGTCTTTCCCACGACGTTCACCATTTCCTGACCGTACAACTCTCGGCACCCCATGTCATCCATGCAGTCCCGATCTTCATGAGTCACCGGTAAGGAGTAAATCTGATGCCCCGGGGTAGATGTATAGTAGTGATACCGATCCCTTCTTCCCCTAACTTCCTTTCCGTACAAGGGAAGAGTGTCACCATCTTCACCGATGAGCACACCCATCTGCTGCACGTATCCAGGTTTGTACTCTTTTATAGGTGGCTTTCTGAACTCTGGTTCTCTGTACACGGGAACCTCTACGGCGTACGGTTTGATAACTTCCACTGCGACTTCACGGGGTTTGGAAGTGGCGAGATACATCACGATGATCAAGAGTATAATTGCCGCAATCGTGGCCATGGTTGTTTTGGTAGCTTGCTTCATCTATATAATACCCCATGTATTTTATTTAGACCCGGGATGCGTTCCAATCGATACTGCACCATCAACCATAGTGAAAACAAAAGAGTCTTGGTGACTTTACCAGCTTGAGTGTCATCAATCTTGTATATAGGTTCCACGAGCCGCCCGAAGAAAGTCTGTGTTTTTTCTTTTCCTGTGGTGTACATTTCCAATTGTGTCAAAGCGCACGTATCATCATTCACACCCCAATGAAAAAAGAGAAGTGGTATCAGTATGGAATAGATTTCCAAAAACTTTTCATTGTTCATGAAAGGAACGAGTATTGCCGTGATGAATAATGCTACGTGAATGGAAAATATTATGTTCATCACTAGTATGGAAAAGGAAAAGAAAAATTGGCATCCTCAACAGGAAAGGATTCTCAAATCGTGGGGGGAGGCTGCCGCGTGTTATAGGTACATGAATAACCAAGCCTTTCTCATGTATAAAAAACTGAGCATGCGTTACACACTCCCCATCATCATCATAAGCACGGTCACGGGTACTGCTAACTTTGCGCAATCGACGTTTCCCTTGAATATTCGTCCCATGATACCCCTCGCCATAGGAAGCATGAACATCATCACGGCCATCATGACGACCGTGATGCAATTTTTAAAAATCAACGAACTCATGGAGGGTCATAGAGCTGCCTCGATCCAATACGGTAAATTGTCTCGCACGATACGCCTCGAACTCTCCCTGCCCCTCGAAGAGCGCTCTCAACACGGGACCGAGATGGTTGAATATTGTCGCAATGAATACGACCGCCTCGTCGAACAATCACCACCCATACCATTTAATATCATTAAATCGTTTGAGAAGGAGTTCCCCGATGACACCACATTATTCAAACCCGAAATCATGCACATACACCCCATTGAAACTTTCATCAACGAAGAATATATGCGAGATGAATTGAAAAAGGATCTACTGGCCATGCGACAAGAACCCGTCTCTCTTAAGGTTCCAGAACGTATCAAGGAACTTGAGCAGGTGATCGTAAAAGATATATCAAGTAACCAACCATGATGAATAATACAACGTTAAAGAATGCTACACCTACTATGTAGGGAAACGCCTTTCTCTTGATTGGTTCTATAAGTTTTTTTTGTAGCGTACCATTTTCTAAAAAATAATCTAAAGCCTGTTCAGTGAGATCATCAGCCATGGATGCCTTCGTTAAAAGTATCCCACAAAAAAAAGAGACTCGAAAGACGCTCCACGACCATGAGATTAGTCTACTGCATAAATACGTCAAAGAAGGTAAAAATGTATTCGTGTGCGGCCCCATTGGATCTGGGAAGACATTCATAGTCGAGAGTGTACTGGACAGAACTAACAGTATCGAAATACACGCGGAAATGTTTTCGAAAAAGAATACACTCTTCTTGGAGACTCGCAAGTACATGCTCATAGATGGGTACGAAACATCTATGCACCCGTTTAAACAGTTGATCGAAGGGGGTAAGGGTTCTTTCGTCGTCACATCCAACGAAGTTCACGTACTTCCGAACTTTGAACTCATAATGGTACCACGGAGAACGCCCGAAGCCATCGCTTCCCTGGCCCCCGAAAACTCCGGAGCCTCTCAAGCAGCCCTGAAGTGTCGAGGGAACATACGAAACTTTTTTGATTACCTCAACTTCTCGGACACGAAAGATGTTTTCAAAACATCAAAAGAAATCGTAGCAGATATCCTATGTACACCCGGACCTTTTAACTTTTCACAAACTATTCATGAACATGGTCACGTGCGTGATGTCATACACGGAAACTATGTCTCGTCTGTGGGTGTCAATGCCCCCGAGCTCATGGAATCACTTTCCGTGGCGGACGTGTACGACACTCTGGTGTACAAGGGAGAATGGGGGTTAATTCCTTATTACATCACGTCAGGAATAGCCATACCTAAATATCACCTCGGGTCTTCACTCGACACAAACACCCTCAAAGCAGGAAGTGCTTGGACGAAGTATGGAAATTTTAAAATGCGTCAACAAAAGTTGAAAACTATTCAGGCTGGACACAGCACACGCCTCGGGCCAGATGAATTATCAATCATCAGACAATACGCGGCACATGGGAATCTCGAACCCCTCGCAGAATATAAGCTCGCACCGAACGACTTCGATGTCATGAATCATCTGGCATTCGACAACAAACTAAAACCTAACGAAGTCATGCGTGTTAAAAAGAAGATGCGTACTATGATAAATGAGCTCTGACGAGGAAACCGAAGAGGAAGTCGCTATTCGAACCATCGGCACTGATATATATTACTACAGCGATGTCAATCGCAAAAATATTCTCGATTTCATTGAACAACTGAAGAAACTAGAGACGGATCTTCTCAAAAAGGCTGTTGAACTTCCTGGCTACACCCCAAACATTCGCGTGCATATTCACAGTAATGGTGGAGATGTATTCGCTGGTATTAGTGGTATGAACGCGATGAAAGAGTCGAGAGTCCACATCACCACAGTAGCCGAGGGAGAATGTTGCAGTGCCGGTACCTTCTTACTCTTGGGTGGAAAGGATAGACTCATCGGAAGAAACGCCTACGTACTCATCCATCAACTATCAACCGGATTTTTCGGGAAGTTTGAAGAACTCAAAGATGAGATGAAGACGTGTAAAAAACTCATGAAAATGTTGAAACGAGTGTACAAATCGGAAACTAGCATACCAAAGGAAAAACTCAAGGAACTCATGGCCCGCGATGTATATCTAGATGCCGATGAATGCGTCAAATACGGGATTGTTCACGGGATTGCCTAACATCTATATGACGTTTATAGAGACCAATAACCGCTACTACGAGGATTATCACGGATAAGGTGTTGAGGTTAAAAGGAATCGTCGTGTACGGAGTAGGCCTAAGTCGGGCCATCCTCTCGTAATTTACAACTTGAACCATTTACTATAATGGAGACTATTTTTAAAACAGATTCCCTCGGCCGCCAGCGCATGTTCGATATTCGTGTCGACAAACTACCCGATGGCACAGCGAATATCGTAAAAACAACAGGACTCGTGGATGGAAAGAAACAGACCAGCGTGATTCACGTGCCACTCGGGTACGACAGTGCCGTGAAGCGCGCGAGGACCATGTGGAAAAATCAACAAGAAAAGGAGGTGACCCCCATGTTGGCACACAAGTGGGAAGAACGTCAAAAATATATTCAAGAACCATTCTTTGTCCAACCAAAGTTGGATGGTGTTCGTCTGCTCGTGTCCAATAAGGGTGGCCTCTCACGAACTGGAAAGGTGGTCCCGGGTACCGAACACTGGGGAAAACATTTAAAGGATGGTGAATATCTCGATGGTGAATGTTATAAACATGGCATGGCTTTCGAAGATATCACAAGCGCCTTTAAGACGTGCCCAGAAACACTGGAGTTTCACGTATTTGATTACTACGACGAGAATCGCCCCGACTTACCCTTCACAGAACGCATGAAACACGTCACAGTCAAGACCCTCTTGGTGAAGAAGAAGGATGAACTGCGAGGTGCACACGATACATTCGCCAGTCAGGGATACGAAGGGATAATGGTTCGTAACAGAGACAGTGTATACGAACCAGGGAAGAGATCCAATCATCTTTTGAAGATGAAAATGTTCGAGACTGAAGAATTCGAAATCGTCGGTGTACATGAAGGTACAGGTCGAGACGTGGGTACACCCGTATGGGAATGTGTGACAGGGGGAGGCGAGACCTTCTCGGTCCGACCAGAAGGTTCGATGGAATCGAGAAGGAAGGTTTTCAAAGAGAGGAAAAGTATCGTGGGAAAGAAATTGACAGTCAGATATCAAAACATGACGGCTGCTGGTGTTCCACGGTTTCCCGTAGGAATAGTAATTAGAGACTACGAATGATTGTAATGTACATGGAAGGAGGTTTTGTAAACATTCATCGCGGAAAAGTGAGCATCACTCAATACGATCCCAACATTTGGAATACCCTTCAATTTGGTATTTGGGACGGAGGTGGTGATGAGCTCGTCGCGACGATAATAGATTACAGTAAATATAGCGATAAGATTTTTAAAATATTCAAGCACGATGGCATCACACCAGAAGGTCTAAAGAATTTCCTGGCTCGCGAACACCCCGAAAATGTGGTGTATCTGACACCGTCCGTCCATTCGTCCCTGAAGCTACCCCCGAATATCAAGGTGCTCTATTCGGCATGGAGACCCAATTATCTTCCATACACACCACCCGAACCCGAGGTTGAGCACGAGATTCAAAAGGTGGTGTTCCGGGGACAGGGGTTCCCTCTTCGCGAACACCTGTGCGACGAGTTTAAAGATGATCCACGGGTCGATTTCAAAATCACAAAGGGTTCGTGGCACCCCGAGTTTAAGAATGACCCAAACAGATTGTCACCCACGGATATGAGAAAGTACCGAGGAATCATCAGCGTCCAGGGCGGTGCGGGACACCCCAGCAACCTTCAATGGGTCCTCGGGTCCGGGTGTGTCCCCGTGGTCCACTGTGACTTTCTCACGGGTCTTCAGATGGACATGAAACCGTGGGTCCACTACGTACCCCTCACGAAAGAAGGTATTCGTTGGATCTTTGACGAACCCGAACAGGTGGATGAGATTATTCGGAACGCCTTGAGATTACACAAAGATATAAAGTACAAAATCCATAAACAAATGTCAGAAATAGTATGAAACTCATCGCCCACAGGGGCTATTCGCTCAAGCATAAGGACAACAGTTGGGAAGCCATCCGTACAGCCATAGAATTGGGGTACAATGGGGTGGAGATCGACGTGCAACCGTGCAAGTCGGGAGAACTGTGTCTGCACCACGATATCTACCTGGGTGACTCCTTTATCTACGAGATGACGGAAGATGAACTCAGGAAGAAGGGTGTATGTTTTTTGAAGGACATGTACGATAAGATTCACCCTTCCATTCACGTGTACCTGGACATAAAGGGTGGGAAAGTCGAGGAAGTTGTAGATTTTTTCAGAAATAAGCCTCACGACCACGTGACATTCTGTAGTTTCAATCGTCAGGTCCTTCGGGCGCTCCCTTCGAACATGAAAAAGGGAACCACCTTCGAGATGGTACCCGGAAGTGTGTACGAGTACGACATGATCACAGATGGGATGGATGCTGTACTGATACACTGGTCATGTCTGAATGATGAGTTTGTGGAGTACTGTAGAACCAAGGGTGTCGAGGTGCTCACGTATACTCACAAGACCATCATGGACATGAGACACATTTGTCAATTTCAGGTGGATGGGTTAATCACTAACGGGCTCTATTAGGATCGGGGGCGCTTCCATCACTTCTAATTCGTACACATTTTCCTTTTGTGTAGGTTCGACACTCTTTGGTCTTCAAGACGACCGCCAGAGAAGTGCATACATATTAAAAAGTACGAGCATAATTATTACAAAAGATGAACCGCGTAGCTATCGACATCGATGAAGTCCTCATGCCCTTCGTGAAGCCCATGGCTGATTGGAGAGGGCACAAGATGCCTCGTCGACGGGGCTACACCTACGTCTACAGGGACATGTTTTCTATTTCAGAGTTTGAATCACAAAAGATGGTCAGGGAGTTTTACGAGTCCCGGGTGTTTCAGATGATCGAACCCCTGGATGGGGCTGTGGAAGGGGTCGCACACATTCGTCGAGATGCCACGAAGATCTACGCCGTCACTGGAAGGCAACAGGTGGTCAGGGAAAAGACTGAGGACTGGCTGGAACTACACTTTCCTGGGATGTTCGATGATTTAGTCATGACGAACAGCTTCACGGAACACGAGGTGGCCAAGGTGGACGTGTGCAGAGCCCTAGACTTGGACACCATCATCGACGACAGTGAACTCAACTGTCTCTCGTGCGCCTACGGAGGTATGACAGCCATCCACTTCGCGGGGACCGAAGGTGGTCTGTACCCGTGGTGCAACTGCATCGAGACGAGCATCTTGGGATGGGATGAACTGTCGCTAGACAGGAGGTGAAACTCCAGACGGCATGAACCTCAGCCACGTGCGAGCCACGTCATCCCACGTGGGTTCAGACTCCATTGCTGACTTTTGTATGTCTTGACGAACACGACGCATTTTCTTGTTGTCGAATATCGAATCGTCGAATGGGATACCCTTACGCTCCTTGAAGACCCCTTGGTTTTTTATGATTGGTATGCACCCCAACAGCGCGCTCTCACGGATAGATATACAATCAATCTCCGCGTCCGTGTCTGTTG